CCAACAAACACCAAGCTAGTTGGTACACTAAACAACGCTATGCGTGTATTCGTTGACTCCTACGCTCCAACAGGAACTCCAGTTCTAGTTGGCTATAAGGGTTCTAGCGAAACTGATGCCGCCGCGTTCTACTGCCCATACATCCCATTGATGAGCAGTGGTGTTGTTCTAGATCCAGCAACATTTGAGCCAGTAGTCAGCTTCATGACTCGTTACGGCTACGTCGAATTGACAAATACTGCAAGTAGTTTCGGCAATGCCGCGGACTACGTTGGGGAAATAAACATCCAGAATGTAACTTTCCAATAAATTTTTTGGACCGTCACACACAAAGGACACTTCGGTGTCCTTTTTTATTTCTTTTTATATTTTAGAATTATATTCCCAGTATTCCAGTATCTAAGATATCCTGCACGAAACATATTTACTGTCTCGCTATCTGATGGATTAAATCCATTGAGCCACTGTTTTAGTTTATTTTTTTGTGTTTTATATCTGCTAATTGGAGTTCGCCCGTCAGTCCAAAAGTAACCTGGTTTAGTGTATCCTACGATTTCAAATCCAGCAGATACATAACCAGAGCCAACGCTTATATTTCTGTCACAATAGGATGTGATAATTTCGTTGGGAAAATCGTTTGATATACGATTCATTATTTTGCTCAACCCGCCGACTACTGTTAAGCTTAACTCAGATGAAAATCTTAATATTTCCAATTCATTTTTTCTATATCTATTTTTCCCAACACTTACGCACTGTATTAGATTATTTTCGTAGTATAAACCGTAGGCAATGCTACCGGGTATATATCCTTGAACATGCGTTCTATTGAAAAATTGTTTTTGTTCGTCTGAGCTAACTACTCGCAATTCGCATTTTCTTGCGCCAATTTTTTTATGCAGCCTTAATTTACTGGCAATAATATTGAACACTATATCAGATTGCTCACTTAATTGATTATCGGTAAATTGTAGTAGTTGAACATTCTTTTTTTCTGCTAGTACTGTTTTGTTCAAGTGTCGCGAAGATTGTTCTTTTTTCTTGTCGTCACTTTGAATTCTAGTTATGTGAAAAGAAAATGGATTATAACTATGATATAGTAAGCCATTTACTTCTATTGCCAATTTATGATCTGGTATATAAATGTCTATTTCTTGTCCATCAAGCACTGAACGATCACAGTGGATATAATATATGTTCTGTTCATCTAACCATTTACATATCTTTAATTCCCATTGACTTCTTTGACTATAGTTTCTTACATCAAAATTATGTAAAGATACATATCGTCTTACAGAACTGTCATGGCATCCAAGTTCTTTTGCTATGTCAACTGAACTTCTTTTTAATTCTACATATTGTTTTTCAACCCACTCTCTATCACCCAATAAATTAATTTGTTCTAACTTTAGTTTTGATTTGCTTAATACTGTTTTAACTTCTGTTCGCTGACTGTTATATTGAACACCATATAGTTCAAGCATAGTTGCTGTTCTTCTTTTTTCTATTTCTTCTCGTTTTTCTGCTGTATATTCTTTTTTGGAAATACTTACATTAGTTGCAATACTTGATTTGGTACACTGACAATTCTTGGCTGGCCCGCAATTAGAAAGTCCAGAAGACCAGCGAGATAGTTTTTTGATTTGTCCGTGTTCACATATTGGGCTAACATCATATACAGCACTGTAAATCATGGTAGGAAAATGCTCCGAAATTACACGGCTATTTTTGTTAACCCAGTCGTGCATTTCAACATTTTTTTTAATTAAAACACTGTAGTGTTTTGGATTAGCTTGTATTAATTCTAGTATTTTGTTTCGCATTGATGTATCGCCCTTCTATAATATATAGGGCGTAAGCGTCTAAATCAAGCAATTTGGACTAAATACAATATCTTCACAATCGGGATGGGAAGACTAATAGGTTGCTATAGAAATATAGTAGCCTATTTTTTATGTGCGTGATAAATAGTATGTATTGGATAATTTATGGCACAGCAGACGATAAACATTGGAACACAGGCTAATGACAGACAGGGTGACCCGTTACGCACTGCTTTTCAAAAGATCAACAACAATTTCAGTGAATTATACACACTAAGCGACTCTAATCAATATAGATTACCTACTGCTAGTACTACAATATTAGGTGGAGTAAAAGTAGATGGAACAACTATTGTTATCAATGGTCAGGGTGTAATAAGTTCTACTGGCGAACTCGGCGGCGGTGTTACTTCTTATAATGATTTAACTGACAAGCCAAGTATACCAACTAGTATCTTTGATTTAGATGTTCCGGAAGTATCAGTAAATTTACCTGGATACTTATACTATAGCGGCACAACTTTAAGTTGGGAATCCCCGCCCGGAGTTACTTCTTATAATGATTTAACTGACAAGCCAAGTATACCAACTGTATCAACAGCGGGTACAAGTGGTAGTTATAACGACTTAATAGATAGACCAGCATTATTTTCAGGTGCTTATGCAGATTTAACTGATAAGCCAGCATTATTCAGTGGCAATTATACTGACTTAACAAATAAGCCAACTATTCCCACAGTGTCAACCGCAGGCGTAAGTGGCGATTATAATGATTTAATAAACAAGCCAACTATACCAACACAGACCAGTCAATTATCCAACGACAGTGGATTCTTAACAACTGTTGGTTGGACCGCAGTAACTGACAAGCCAAGTTTTGCCACAGTGGCAACAAGTGGTAGTTACAATGATTTGTCTAACAAACCAGCTATTCCAGTTCTAACAGGTTATGCTACAGAAAGCTGGGTACAAAGTCAAGGTTATAGTCAAGGAGTACCAACAAACGAAATAACAAACACAAGTTCAGAAGGACCGACATATTCAGTTAGCGTAGGCACTGATGGTGTTGTTACTATGAACACTGCTCGTGGCGGATTAGAGTTTGGCGCTCTACCAGAACCTGGTGGCCCAACTCACTTACATATCATGCGATCTGCTGGTGATAATGGCACAGACTTGTACTTTGGTGACGACTACAACTATGTTCTTCAACGCCCAACCGCATACGGCGGAGCTCCGGCATATGGTGTTGAGATTGGTGCCAATGATAACAATGGCGGCGATCAACAGGTATGGCGTTTTGGCACAGATGGTGACTTAACTGCTCCAGGAAATATTATATTAAACAATCCAGTTACTACTACAACAGAAACAGTTACAGGAACCGTGGCAGACTCTACTGCTAATCCATTTACATTTAGAATTTTAAAAGCGGATAACCCACAGTTGGTAATTCCATTTGCGGATCCTAATTTCGTATTGAAATGGACTGGCAGTGATGCGGGTTCTGTGGCAGCAGGCACACAAGCACCGGGCGGTCAAGGTGCTAGTAGTTTAGTCAGCGAAGATGCAACATATTGGAACTTTAACAGTTGGTTTGGTTTGAATATAGCTAGACCAAATTCTGGCACTGTGTTTACAGTTGAGTATGGTGCTGAAAACAGCAATACAACTATATCTACAACAGCTACTAATTTAGTAATTGAAGCAGATACTAAACAATACAAATTTGGCACGGATGGCAATATAACATTGCCCGCAGGCGGCGATATTACATTTGACAGCAGTGCTACAAGTTATGTATACGGCATTACTGGCGTAGAATTTGCTGACGGAACTACTCAAACTACTGCTTACCCGGGATATTTATCTTGGTCAATTTCTGCAAGCGGCTTCAGTTCATATGTGTTTTCTGGACCAGGCATAGAAACAGACAATACTGAAAATCCTATACTATATCTATATAGAGGATTTACTTATAAATTTATTAATACAACCGGAGGTAGTCATCCTCTTGTAATTAGAGTTAGTAACGGTGGTGCTGCCTACACATCTGGAGTTTCTGGATCACAAACAGGAACGCAAACTTTTACAGTACCAATGAATGCTCCTAGTACTTTATATTATCAATGCTCTTTCCATAGTGGAATGGGAAATGTAATTAACATTGTATAAAGATTTTTGAATAATAAAATTATGAGAGCCCGCGAATTTATCAATGAAGGCCGAACAGGAAGCATACAACAAGATGTTGCACTAGCATTGCCTGCTACATATACTATTCCAGGGTTAAAAAATCAAGATCCCTATCTTCAATATAGATTTGGAGTTGCAATGGCTGGTGCCAAGGGTGCAAAGCAGCGTGAAAAAGACAATGTTCCACTCTACAAACGTGAAAGTGCTTGGGGAGAAAATGAGATAGTAGTTAGCTACGGTCTGGATGTAGAAACATATATTGATGACGCCTTAAAAACAATGGGCATGTCTGGTAAAAAGAGAATAAGTACTACTAAGAGCGAAGAATCTCCGGATGTAGTCAAAAAAAGTCCCGTTCAGCCATTCAAGGGTTATAAGTAATAGTATATGGACGAATTGGATCGCTGGCGAGTAATAGCCGGAATTAAACCGTCAACTACAGTATCAACTGAAGGTAGCAATATTAGTATTACTGCTGCTGAAAAATCTCGCATTATGCGTGAGAAAAATATCAGACCTGGAACTGACGAGTGGTTTAAGTTATGGTTTAGCAAGCCATATCTTACAGGTGAGCGTCCGATATGAGTTCGCAAGATAATAACTTTACTAAAAAGTATTCATTGAAACAATCTGGTGTCTCCGATCTAATAAATGGCAAAAAAGAAAACCGTATTATGGATGGAGAATATTATGAGTGATAATGTATTAGTTAGGTCGCCCGGTAAATATATTCCACTAACAGAAGATCAAATTAGGGAAGTCATTAAATGTGCTGATCCTGTAACAGGATATGAATATTTTATGATGAATTATTTTTATATTCAGCATCCTATAAAAGGGCAAATGTTGTACAAACCTTTTCCTTATCAGATCAATTTGATAAAGAATATGCATTCAAATAGATTTTCCATCAATTTAACCGGCAGACAATTGGGTAAAACCACAAGTGCTGCTGGTTACTTGTTATGGTATGCAATGTTTAATTTTGATAAAACCATACTTATAGCGGCACATCAATATAGCGGTGCACAAGAAATAATGGATCGTATCCGGTATGCATATGAAATGTGTCCCGTATGGTTAAAACCTGGGGTAGAATCTTATAATAAAGGAAATTTGGATCTAGAAAACAAAAGTCGTATAGTAGCTCGTGCAACTACAGAAAAGACCGGCAGAGGAATGGCACTTTCGATACTATATTTGGACGAATTTGCATTTTTGAGACCTACTATAGCGAAAGAATTCTGGACATCTATATCTCCAACACTAGCTACTGGCGGTAAATGTATTATCACTTCTACTCCAAACAGCGATGAAGATCAGTTTGCACAGATATGGAAAGATGCAAACAAGAAGGTTGACTCATATGGTAATCAAACCGCAGTTGGAAAAAATGGATTCAGTCCCTTCATGGCATTATGGAATGAACATCCAGATCGCGATCAAACTTGGGCGGATGAAGAACGCAGTAAGATTGGAGAAGAGAGATTTCGTCGCGAACATCAATGTGAATTTATAATTGACGAGGAAACATTGATAGACAGCATTACTCTGTCAAGCTTAGAAGCGTCTGATCCTCTCTACAAAACTGGACAAATTCGTTGGTTCAAAAAACCCAGTAGAGATCATGTGTATGTAGTGTCACTTGATCCTAGTCTTGGTACTGGTGGGGACCCGGCGGCTATACAGGTGTTTGAGGCAGACACCACTGAACAAGTAGCTGAATGGACACACAATCGCACTACTATACCCGAGCAAATCAAATTGTTAGCTGCTATTAACAAAGAAATAGTTGAACATACTAAACAGCCCAATGATTTGTATTATAGTCTGGAGAACAATACCATTGGAGAGGCTGCTCTAATATCGTTGGCTGAATACGGTGAAGAAAACATTCCGGGCATCATGCTAAGTGAACCAAAATCAGTTGGATCCTCTCGTAGATATCGTCGTGGATTTAACACCACACAAAAAACAAAACTCAGTGCATGTTCAAAGTTAAAGAATCTTATCGAGAGCAAGAAGTTAAAGATAAAGAGTCAGTCACTCATTAGTGAGTTAAAGACATTTGTTGCAAGTGGTGGTAGCTATGCTGCAAAAATTGGAGAAACTGACGATTTGGTAATGGCACTGTTATTAACAGTCAGAATGTTTCAACATTTGCAGAATTATCATGTAAATTTGGACTCGCATATAAGAGATCATAGTGAAGAGCTTGAGCCTATGCCATTTATAATGGTAATGTCATAAATACTAGATGCTTATTAAAGAAATAACGATTGACAATCATTCAAATCAATTAGATGAAGATTGGAAGAGCAAACTTGGCGCAGCAGCGCTAGCCGCTGGCGTTGGTTTAGGCGGAGCAGCCTACAAATATTATCAAAATAACACTGCGCCCGAACAAGAATATTCAACTAGCCAAGAAGTTCAGAATTTACAAAATCGCTATCCTGAACAAGCAGCGACAACAGGCGACAAATTTAAACAAAAATTAAGACAGGTTGCTCAGTCGTTGCAAGTTCATCCTCAGGATTTATTAAAGGTTATGTGGTTTGAAACTAAAGGTACATTAGATCCAGCTAAAACAAATAGTATAGGAGCAACTGGTCTTATACAATTTATGCCAAAAACTGCGGAATTTTTAGGCACAACAACCGAATTACTAAGAAGCATGAGCGCAGTTGAACAGCTTGATTTTGTTTACAAATACTATAAAGTAAAAAAATTGCCTCCAGGCAGTAAAGCAAGTGACATATATTTAATGACACTATTTCCAGCAGCAGTCAAGAGATCGTTAACAGATGATCATATCTTAGCTATTAACCCACATACTAAAGATGCTAGACTAAGAAAAATAGCAAATTCTCGTATATTAAAAGATGTATCTATTACCAGATCACGCATGTGGATGCAAAACCCAGTATTCAGACAAAAAGGAAAAGACTACTACACAGTGGGTGATGTAAGACAGTTGTTTGACAGTAGAAGTGTCCCAGACATTTCAAATCAATAACATTTAATCTTAAAACAGATAAATACACTATAATCAGATAAAAAAATGCCACCATCAAATGAAACTAAAAATTTAGAATTGTATGACTTTTTGGATGCTAAGGGATTTAATCCAATTAGCACCAGTGGTGTTGGCAAATCTGTTGACACTCAACTAGCAAAAGCATTTAATTTTACATTCAAGGTCAATAATAAAGAATATGGAACCTTTATTGCTTCTATTGACAATTCAACATTAATAATTTTTTTCAGCAAGCAGGCAGTTAACCCAGTAATGTCATCATGGGCTAAATTTCTTGAGGAAATAAAAAATAAATTTATCGGACAAAGTGGTATAAAAAATTTCAAAGTGGACGCAATAGACAAATACGACGAGTATTTGGCAAGAAGAGAATTTAATGAAAACTTAAATGAAGGCTATTACGGAAATAAACACACAAGCTACAGTAATTCCACGCCATCAACTGTAAAGATGTTTATTCGTCATAACAAGACTATTGAAGAAAACGATCAACGATTTAGACATGTAGAGCAAATATTTGTTGAAAATCAATTGGGTGAACGATTTGTTTTGCCTACTAAAAAGCCTAGCGAGGGATATGTATTTGCAAGACATATAGCAGATGGAGGTAATCCATATGATGAGCGCGGCAAGCACATAGCTCAGATGTGTGAAGACATTAAAAAATTGGGTGGGTTTTTAAGAGCGACTAGAAACAATCAATTTAATGAAAGTGTTGATGTCATCATTCATGAGGCCGCAGGCCGTTACCTAGATCTTCGGGAAACAATGAAAAAATTGCGTAGTAGCAGAGGGTATAGAGATTATTTTGAAAACTGGACTCCAACATTGATGGAAGAGAACTCAGACAACGTGGTTGCTGAGTTATTTACGCAGCAGAGATTGGACCCAAGAATAGAATCTGCACTTCCAGTTCTTAATAGATTAAAGTTGAATAATTCAATCATTGAAGATGTTGACAGTGATGTTGATTTGTTAGATGAGGACTTAATTCCAACACAGCCTGGTGATATAGAAGAATTAATACAACTGTTGTCAGATCAAAGTGATCCGCTATTTTTGGGTCCAGATGCCACAAATGCTATAGGACAAATTAAAGACTATATTGAAGATAGTGTTCTTTTCAATAGATTGAAGAATGCATCTGGAAATCCCGACACAGATGCAAAAACAATAATTATTGCATGGATGAAAGAGCAACCAGATAATGAAAATCTTCGCAAGGTATTGGATGGAATAGAAGAAAAGAAAGCTGATACTAACTCAACATCAGCGGATGAAAAATCTCAGCTCGCATCTAAGATAGCACCAAAATCTAATAAAGACAAACAGAATGCGGTTAAAGATATTCCGCCAAACGCTACTAAAACATCATCACTGACACCAGGTGCTTCAGCGAGTGGTAATTTGCCAGAAGCTCCTCCACTAGAGGAAAATATTGAATTGAGTAGAATTCGTAAATTAAGTGGCATTCAGAAATAAGGTTTAATTATGAAGCAACTGAAAGAATTTGAATCATGGGCCGAGAATATATGTGAAGCCGCAGTTGATGATAAATCAAATCCCAAGACAAAGGAGATTTCCAGAGAGCGAGATATTTTTTATCAAGCTTCAAAAAATTATCCTGACAGAAATGCACAGCAAGCATTGGGTTTATTTTTGGCTGATAAATTAGAAGATTTTGACAAGCGCGATCTACAACAGAACAAAATAATAAACACTCAACGAAAAGAGAATGAAAAACTACAATCTAATTTAAGCAATCTGCAACAAGAAATAGAAAAGGTAGAAACATCTGGGCAAAAAACGGATTCTGAAATTAATCGCTTAAAAGCACTGAGCGGACAACTATCTTCCAATATTGAACAACGAAAGATTAGTACTCGTGATATTGAGAATGCACTAGCTCAAGTAGAAGAATTAAAAAACAAACCAGGAATGAGCCAAGAAAGGTACGAGGAACTTAAGAAAAAATTAGAGTCAGTATCTCAAAATCAATCCAGGATTGATCCAGAAGAATTTAAGACATTTACAGATCAGCTATACAAATTAACTACTAAACAAGAAATTGAAAAACAACAGTTACAACAGATATCAACTATTTCTAACAGATTAGAATTACAACAACAGGATATAAGAGCACAGCGCGGTGATATTGCTTCTAAAGTTGCAGGACTGGAAAAGAGACAACAAGAATTAGAACAAAAAGAAAAAACTCTTTCTGCCGAAATAAAAAATACAGTAGACAAAGAAATTAAAGAAAAAACCAAAAAATATAGACAAGCTGTTCAAGCTAGAAGCAAACAGGCTCATACTCTTATTAAGAATTTTTTAAATACAGATCTTCCGACAATTAAAGACAAAATTGACGACATAGAACTAGTTGATGACATACAGGATCAAAACATCACTCAGACATTTAATGCAATTAATAAATTATATAACAGTATTAATTCACTGAGTGGAGGATCTGATTATGATGACTTTGAGGAGTTAAAAGAAGAAATGAATACACAAACAAATGAAGAATTGGGCCCACTTCCTTCAATACAGCGCGATGCATTTTTAAACAATCAATTGCTTGCTGAAAAGGAAATGAATAACGCAATTAATACAACAGATTTTGAAACTAAAAAACAGATAGCAGAGTTGAAACTAGCACTGTCAGATGAAATGTTTAATAAAATATTATATGATGTGTACAGTAAAATAGTAGCTAGAATTGAAGGCATTACTCAGTCAAAGAAACTTAGTGGATTTGAACGACATTTCATTAAATATATTGTTAAAAAATTAATTACTGCTGTATCTTTCTCAAGTCTTAAAAAAATACCGAAAACAGACGACGAAATATCAACTGTTAATAAAAAATCTGCTCTGCATGGAAAT